GATCCTGTATACCGGAACCGGCAGCTATACGGTGTCATGGTCTACGGTTGCATGGGCGGGTGGCACTACGCCAACAATCACAACGACTGCCAGCAAGAAGGATATTCTGAATTTCTATTCTGACGGGGTAAATTGGTACGGGAGTATTTTTGGGCAGTCGTTTTAATGCAAGCAGCCTTTCTCTATAGGTGGACCAATAAAGCTACGGGGATGTGGTACGTAGGATGCCGCACGGCTAAAGGCTGCTTTCCCGATGACGGCTACATTTGTTCATCGAAGCATTTAAAACCACTTATTGAAGCGAACCCGTATGACTGGGAGCGCGAGGTTTTGATGTACGGCGGAAGTGAGTACGTTAGAGAAATAGAGGCGAAGTTCCTACAGTACTTAGATGCTAAGGCTGATACTACGTCTTACAATCGCCACAACGGCGACATGAAATTCCATACGATAGGGGCTACGCTTACCGAAGAACAGCGCCGCAAAAGGTCTGAGAGCTCCAAAGGTCGTGTTGTTTCAGAGGAGACAAAAGAAAAGCTACGTCAAAAGCGTATGGGAGCTGACAATCCGTTTTACGGGAAGCAGCACACTCCTGAACACATGGACAAAATTAAAGCGGCACTAGCGCGGGATAACCCAGCTAAACGCTCGGAAGTAAAAGCAAAGATAGCCGCCAAATCGAAAGAACGCAGCATGGATCACTTGTACACAGAGGAAGTGAAAGCTAAGCATAGAGAAGGCGTAAAAAAGGGTTGGGTTACTACACCTAAAGAGCGCCGCAATCTTATGTACGGCGGTAAAAACCCCGCGAAGCGCGACGACGTACGCGAAAAAATAAGTGCGTCCTTGCAGGGACACGCTCCTACCAGAACAGGCCCCCATAGCGAAGAGACTAAAGCTAAAATATCAGCGAAAAGAAAGACGTACTGGGCACAGAAAAGAGCGGAGAAAACTTCTAATGTTTAGTGCATCAAAAACATCAGCACCGGCAGCTGGCGGCTTTCAGATTGCAAACAGCCTGCGCTTCAGATCGTCTGCTAGTGCGTATTTGAATAGGACTCCGAGTGTTGCTGGAAATCAGAAAACGTGGACTTGGAGTGGTTGGGTAAAGCTCGGGGCAATTGCCACCGCAGACTATGATTTACTTTCAGCGGGTACATCAGGCAGTACCGTTACTGTATTTGAGTACGGCGCAAACAGATTGCGTGTTGCATCTTTAACTGGTGGAGCATATATTGCTGATGTTTATACTTCTGCTGTTTTTAGAGATTATTCTGCTTGGTATCATGTTTTAGTCGCGATTGATACAACTCAAGCAACAGACACTAACAGAATAAAAATATATATTAACAGTGTTTTGCAATCTTTAACTGGGACGTATCCGGCTCAAAACTCAAATTTTTATGTAAACGGAGCAAACGTACATGAAATCGGTAGGCTTATTAGTGCGTCTAGGTACTTCGACGGCTACCTCTCCGAAATCAACTTCGTTGACGGCCAAGCTCTGACTCCAAGCTCCTTTGGTGAAACAGACGCTGTTACTGGCGTATGGAAGCCAAAGCGTTATTCCGGCACATACGGCACCAACGGCTTCCGGCTGAACTTCAGCAACGGCACTTCGACCACCACGCTGGGCTACGACTCATCTGGCAACAGCAACAACTGGACCACGAACAACATCAGTCTTACTACTGGTTCAACGTATGACTCAATGATTGATAGTCCTACTAGTTATGCTAGTGGTGCTAATAATGTTGGGAATTATTGTGTTTGGAATTCATTAAGTGGTACGGCTGGCACTACGGCCAATGGGAATTTGTATTTTTATGGTCCTAGTTCATGGAGAGGCATATTAGGAACTATTGCTTTTCCTGTATCTGGAAAATGGTATTATGAAATTACTATTACATCTGCGCCATACACGCCACGCGGTAGCAGCACTAGCTATAATTGGATTGGAGTAGGATTAACAACAAATTTTAATGTTTCAGCAGCGCCACCAGTTAATAATGTAAGCGCTGTTGTTTTAGGTGATAATGGTTATATAAACAATTTTGCCTCCAGCGCAACTGACACTGGAAGCACAATTTCTAATGGGGATGTGATAGGAATAGCTATCGATACTGGAGCTAACACTTATACGTTCTACAAAAACAATTCAAGCATAGCGTCTGGCACAATTGGGGTGACGGCAGGTACAAGTTTGTCTCCTATGGCGGTGTCTTACGATGCGTCCAATGGAGCAATGCAAGCCAACTTCGGCCAACGCCCGTTCGCCTACACGCCTCCGTCTGGCTTCAAATCCCTCTGCACCCAGAACCTCCCAGTCGTTACGATCTACAACGGCGCTCAGTACATGGCGGCTACGACGTACACGGGTACGGGATCGTCACGAAGTGTTGCTAACACCGTCAATGGTGTGAGCTTCCAGCCTGATTTCATCTGGTTTAAGTGTCGTAGCACAATCAATAACAACACCTTGTTTGATGTGATTCGTGGGGTAACCGGCGCGCTTTACTCTAATACGACAAGTGCGGAAGTCGTAGCCGCAGATGGTTTCACAGCCTTTAACTCAAACGGTTTTGCGCTAGACAATAGCGGATCTGGCGGTAACGTAAACGTCTCAGGACGTACCTACGTTGGCTGGCAATGGAAAGCAGGCGGTACGGCTGTAACGAACACGGCGGGGAGCATCACTTCATCAGTGAGTGCGAATACGACCGCTGGGTTTAGTGTGGTGACGTATACTGGAACAGGTACAGCAAACTCAACTGTAGGTCATGGTCTAGGAATTGCTCCGGGTATGATCTTGGTGAAACAACGCAATGGATCTACTTACGCATGGAATAGTTACCATTCGGCACTGAGTCCGGGGTATTACATTCAGTTAAATTCAACGTCAGCGGCCGATAATTCTGTAGCAATTTTCCCATCTGGTGGCGTCACATCGACCGTATTTAACAATGGCGGCTCTGGGGCAACGATTTATAACAACGCTTCTGGTGGAACTTACGTTGCCTACTGCTTCGCAGCAATCGCTGGCTACTCAGCGTTCGGCAGCTTTTCCGGTAACGCAAGCTCAGATGGTGTTTTTGTCTATACAGGCTTTCTGCCAAGACTTGTCATGGTGAAATGTTCTTCTGGTACTGGCAACTGGTTCATGCTTGACTCGTCTCGCAATACCTACAATGCAGTGAACAATCAGCTTTATCCAAACCTCTCAAATGCAGAAACATCTGCTACAACATTGGACATTTTATCAAATGGGTTTAAGATGAGAACGTCATCAGATCCTAATGCTTCAGCGACTTACGTTTATGCGGCATGGGCTTCTAATCCGTTCCAAAACAGCCTAGCAAATTGAAAAATGCCAATACCAACTCCAATGATCGGTCGCAGGTTCACCCGTCTTCTTGTGCTAGAGCAGGATGGTAAAGGAGCAAATGGTTTTTTGTACTCGTGCCAATGCGATTGCGGAACAGTCAAAACTATATCTGGGCCTTTGCTTCGAGATGGTAAGGTCAAATCTTGCGGGTGTCTTAAATCAGAGATAATTACGCAGAAAAACATGACGCATGGAAAATCTGATTCAAGTGCATACCAATCTTGGCAAGCAATGAAAAACAGATGCTTGAATCCAAATCAACCGGCATACAAGAATTATGGTGGCAGGGGAATCAAAATTTGTGAGGCATGGTTTGATTTTGATGCATTCTACAAAGACATGGGCGATAGGCCGAAAGGCACAACCTTAGAACGCAAAGACAACAACCTTGGGTACAACAAGGAAAACTGCATTTGGGCTACGGTCAGTGAGCAAAGCAAAAATACGCGCCAAGTGGTCAAGCTGACGCATAATGGAATGACAATGGTAATGAAAGATTGGGCGCGGTACTTGGGAATTCCGTACCCTACAATTCAAGATAGACGCAGACGGGGTTGGCCTGTTGAGCGCATCCTTTCAGTTTAACTAGGAGCAACCATGTTTTATCACGCAGAAACCAATCAATATTTCCGAGAAGGGCTAGAATTTACGCTGAATGATGTGCAGCACCCCGCCAATTGGTTGAACCTCTCCACGCCAGAGGAAAAGGCCGAACTGGGTCTAGAGGAAGTCATTACGATCGGTGAGCGCAAGGATGACCGCTATTACTGGGTATCTGAGCAGCTAGTCGGCCCTGAACTCATCATCACATCGACCCCAAAGGATTTCGCCACGGTACAGAAGATGGCGCTGGACAGTCTGGATCAGCAAGCCTACTCGTTGCTGTTTCCGTCTGACTGGATGATTACCCGCAAGGCAGAGACAGGCACAGACCTTCAGCCAGAGTGGTCAATCTATCGAGACAGCATTCGCCTTGAGGTCATTGTGGTGCGCGGACAGATCAATAATGCAACGACCGTAGATGAGATCGCGGCCATCAAGCCCAACTGGCCTTTAAGCCCAGACCAGCCTGTAGTCGCTGAAGAGCCTATCAATGAAAACCAGCCCTGAGGGTATCGCCCTCATCAAGCGGTTTGAGGGCTGTCGGCTAGAGGCGTACCTATGCCCTGCAAACGTGTGGACGATTGGTTACGGCCACACGGGTTCAGATGTGGTCAAGGGTCTCAAGATCAGTCAAGAAACCGCCGACATACTGCTGCGCCGGGATCTGCTCAAGTTTGAGGCCGCTGTCGGACATGCGGCTGGCCCTGCGTATCAAAATCAGTTTGATGCAATGGTCAGTCTTTGCTACAACATAGGTCCAGCGGCATTTGCGAAATCTTCTGTTGCGCGACTGCACAAGAACGGTCAGTACGCCAGCGCAGCACAAGCATTTTTGCTTTGGAACAAAGGCGGCGGCAAGGTACTGCCGGGGCTGGTCAAGCGCAGGAACGCAGAACGGAATCTTTACTTAGGAGAAGCAGATGTTTAAGAAGTTTGGTATCGCACTCAACCAGAGGTCAACATGGCAAGGCTTGATTTGGATTTTGACCGCTTCGGGAGTCAGTCTGGATCAGGAACAAAAGGACGCAATAGAACTCGCGGGGTTATCCCTAGTTGGTCTGTTGGGTCTTTTCTGGAAGGACTAGGAGAAATGGCGCTCATGGCCGAATGGATCAAGGTAGGCTTGCCCGTACTGGCGGCAATCCTCTCTGCTTACGTCATGATACAGGGCCATGACATCAAGATTAACCGCTTGGAATCCGACATGAAGGCTCACACGCTTGAGCATAAACAGGAAGCCAAGGAGAATTCAGAGAAGCTGTCTCGCATCGAAATTGCAGTCGAACGGATAGAGACCAAGCTGGAAGCTGCCAGAGGTCGCTAGAAGAAATGGCCCATCTCACGCAGACGGGCCTTCTGACTATCTGTTAGCTTGGGTACAGGACTCCAAGCCACAATCTCATACTCCGGGTGATACAGCCCTCTGAAGCCGTTCCCGTACTTGGTAATCAGCCACACCTGTTCACCATGCGGTGGCAGTTCATCAACGCATAGTCGGCATGATGGGCGCTCCTCTGTCATTGGCTTACTTTCGTACATCAATACTCTCGCTTGTTAACTCTGGATCTGCCGTACATTTCCACGCTCTTGCGCCTGTACCATTGATCCAGCGTGATCTTGGCTTTCTTGCAAGCCTGACCAATCGGCATCCCTGCCAGCACGAACTCCTTCGCCTTTTCGTACTTGATAGTCAGCTTGGGATCTGGTGTCTTGCCACCTTTGCGCCTTGTGGTCAGTCTGGTGTAGGTCTGCACCCACTCTGATGCCATCTGCTGGGCATCCTCGCCATCCACCACATCTTCCATGATGGATAGCGCGTCATCTAGTAACTCTCTGCATTGTTTATACGTCAGCATCAGTTATGTCGTGATATTTTTCTGCGTAGCGGATACCAGTTAAAAACCCGGCTCTAAATTCCTCTCTCGTAAACGGACAAAGCTCTATAGCTTCCTCCTCACTCATCGGCTTCGTTTGTCTGAGTGCAGCCTCTGACCTTACCAATAATCTCTCAAGCTCCATCAGCTCTTCATCTGTCATTTCTGTAAGCAGTCTCTTATTCATCATCCCCTCCTATCCCGTGGTGTTTTTGTGCCACGCAAATACCGCTTAGAAAGCTAATCAAGTGAGCATCTGGGCCAAGAACTCCCTCTAATTCCATATAGCCATCTGAGCATTCTTTAGGTGTCATCGGCTTCCTCGCGGCTTCCTCGCGGCTGGCTCGGCGGGTTTGGGTGGGTGGAGGTAGAGGGGAATAGTAAAATCACCTTTGGTTCCTGCGTCTTTTGCTGACTGACAACTAATGCAATCGCTAATATCGCCCCATCTGTCTTTGTATCCCCACGCAACAGGCTCCTCTGCTTCTGGCTCGGCGGGGTTGGGTGGGTGCAAATACAATGGCAACTTACCAAGCACAAAACAGCTACTTTTAAACTCAAAGGGTACAGCCCACTCCAGACGTTTTTCGTCCAAATTTATATAAACAACTGGCTCCGCTTCTGACTCGGCGGGTTTTGGTGGATGGGCTGAAACCTGAGACTGATAATGATCGTGCGCCCGTCCAAGCAGATCGCGGATGTAGTCCTGCCACCACTCAACATCTCCACCACCGAAATACCCCAACAAGCCTGCGTCATATTCTTCTAGTTCCAGTTCCTCAGCGTCATCGGAAGTGCTGGAGAGGCAATCCCTAACCCTATCCCTAAGCCACAAAGGTAGCTTTGAGTCGTATTCAAGATCGGCGTAAATCTCTCTCAACAATTCTCTTTCTTTGTTCATTCCATCCCCCTGCCGATCTCAGCGGCGGCTCTCACGATGGCTCTACGGGTTGCGGCATAGGGGTCGTTACTTGGATCTTCCGTGCAGACAACACCGTTAGTTCCAAACGACCACACACAGTATTCTTTAGGGAATCCA